GATGAGCTTGATCTATTAAAAATGGAGTTGAATGCTTTGGAGGTTCACTTTATTAAGGAGGACAAATGCGCTTAGCCTTTTGTGATATTGAGACGAATGCCATTGATCGGCCAGATAAGTGTTGGCTTGTCGGTGGTAAAATGGCTTGCACTGGTGAGGTGTTTAAGTTTGAGAATATACACGAAGATACTGTAGCACGTAAGGCTGCGACTGAATGGCATTTATCATTGGATAAGATGGTATTCCACAATGGCGTCTGCTACGATTTACCTCTACTCAACAAGTGGTTAGATAAACCTCTTGATCCACGTAAGGTTCTAGATACTCTTATAATCTCTAGGACTTTGGACTACAACATTGACACACCTAAAGGAGGTAATGGGCCGCATAGCTTAAAGTCATGGGGTATTCGTCTGGGTGTTCATAAGGGTGATTACACTGACTTCGATACTTTCAACCAAGACATGATAGACTACTGGTATGGTGATCTTGATACTACTGAGGCTTTGTTCAAACACTTCAAAGCTGCCATATACGACAAAGATTGGTCTAGGTCTCTACGGGCTGAGCATGATCTTCAGATAGAGTTGGTACGCACTAAGTATTCTGGGTTTCACTTTAATAAAGATTTAGCTCAACACCTTCTTGATCAGGTAACACAAGAGAAGGATCGACTAGAGAATCAGTTTAAGGTTGACTTCCCAGCACAGCTTATTGTCGTCAACACTCTTAAGTACAGAAGTAAAGCGGATGGCAGCGAGTATGCTACTGTAGTAAAGGCTAAGGAGACTTACCCATTAACCAAGCGTAAGGGTGATGACCTTCTCTGCTACGACTACGTTCCCTTTAACCCAGCGGCATCTAGAGATCGTGTTGATGTACTCTGGGGTGCTGGTTGGAAACCTTTTGATAAGACTAAAACTCACTTCCTGTTTGATAAGTTAAAGGTAGGTGATCCGTATGGCAAGAAAATAAAGTCTATGGATGAATCCTTCTTCAACGCTAAGAAGTCAGACCTAGAACGCTATGGTTATACTGTATCAGAGGATAACCTAGCTACACTACCAGAAGATGCACCCGAAGGGGCCAAGTCATTAGCACAGTGGCTGACCTTGGAAGGACGTAGGAGTTCACTCAGAGAGTGGATTGATCAAGTTAAGGCTGACAGCAGGGTTCATGGCTCTATTAACAACATAGGGGCTTGGACAGGTAGATGCGCTCACAACGCCCCTAATACTGCTAACATACCTTCAGCCTTCCATGGAAGCCCGTCTAATGCAGTAGAGGAGATTAAATATAAGTACGACAAGCATCTACGGGAATGCTGGGATGTACCAGAAGGTTCATGGCTAGTAGGTTGCGATGCTGATGGTATTCAGCTTAGAGTGTTAGCTGACTATCTATGGCGCTACTATGACGCCGATATGTATGCGCAAGCTATTGTTAATGGTAAGAAGGAGGATGAAACTGATATTCACAACATGAATAAGAAGGCGTTAGGTGTTCCCAATGGAACCCGTGACATGGCTAAGACGTTTATCTACGCTTGGCTACTAGGCGCTGGTGTAGCTAAGACCGCAAGTATCTTGGGAGTTGGACCCAAGGCGGCTACAGTTGCAAGGGATCGCTTTGAGAAGTCTATTGATGGTATGCTAAAGCTAAAGAAAAAGCTGGTACCATATATAGCTAAGCAAGGTTACTTTTTAGGGTACGATGGTAGAAAGGTTGTAGTGCCAAATGAATACAAGACATTAGCTGGTCTCCTTCAGTCAGGTGAATCAGTATTAATGAAACATACTCTGATTAACTTTCATACCAAAGCTAGGGCTGAGGGTATTAACTTTAGGATGGTAGGTTTCATACATGATGAGTATCAGATAGAGGTGAAAGGCTCTAAAGAAGAGGCTCAGCATCTAGGTAAGTTGGTAGCTGATACGATGTTATCAACAGGTGTTGAGTTAGGTTTCAAGATACCAACCCCAGGATCTTATGATGTTGGATTAAATTGGAATCAAACGCATTAAGCACTTGACAAAGGCATATTTATGTGCTACAATTACGTATTAACAAAACATACAAGGAGTTAAATGTATGGCTACAGTAGTTATTGAAATCCCAGCGACAATCGAGTGGGCTAAATTGTTTGAAACAAACCGTGATAACGGTGAGTACGATGTAGAAACAGACGGTGCAACAACGGTTGATATTATCGTTGATGCAGCGGGTGATCGAATCGTCAAAGACGCTGGTATCCGCAAAGTAGGTAAGTCTACAGATGGGGGTGGTACTCGCTACAAGATGAAGCGCCCTTGGAAAGACAAGTTTGGTCGTGATTGGGCGGCTGGTGCTCCTGACGTATACGGTCCTGATGGATCACGTTGGAGCTTAGACACAGATGGTCTGATCGGTAATGGTTCAACTGGTATCGTGTTCGTTGAAGTCTACGACACTAAGATGGGCAAAGGCTGTAGACTAAAGGCTGTTCAAGTTGTGAAAGCTGTTAAGTTTGAAGGAGGTGATGGAGGATCACCGTCCATATCAGTCAAGGACTATACTAAAGAGGATGGCTACGTATCTGCTAATCTAGAGAAAGAGTTAGATGAGATTCCTTTTTAAATAGCTAGATTAATGTTAGCTTAACGGGAGGGGGCTTGGCCCCCTTCTTAACCTATCTTCAGAAAGGATGCAGATGAAAGATATAACGACATTAGTTGCTGACATTGAGAATGTCATCTTAGGTCTTAACGGCTGGGATGACGCTCTTGGAGAGCAGATGGGTTCTGACATAGCGTCTATCTATAAGTCTAGGTTTGGTAAACCACAGGAGCCAAGAGGTTATCTATCAATGAGTTCTCTTGGTACACCTTGTGATCGTAAGCTGTGGTACAAGATAAACCAGACTGATTTGGCCGCACCTCTAAAGGCTAATGCTTTGCTTAAATTCAGCTACGGAGACATGATCGAAGAGTTAGTTCTATGCCTAGCTAAGCAAGCTGGTCACTCAGTTGTAGGACAACAGGACCGCATGGATGCACATGGCATCAAGGGTAGCAGAGATGCAGTTATTGACGGTATGACTGTTGACGTAAAGTCAGCATCACCTTATAGCTTCAAGAAGTTTAAAGAAGGTGATCTACGTGAGCAAGATCCATTTGGTTACATATCTCAGCTATCTTCATATGTTTACGCAGCTAAAGATGACCCTCTAGTTACTAATAAGAACTACGGTGCTTTCCTAGTTGTAGATAAAGTAAACGGACACATCTGCTTGGATATGTACGACTTCACTGATGAGATGGCGAACAAAGAAGCTGAGATTGATCGCATAAAGACAATGGTTAGTGATCCAGTACCACCTACAAGAGGCTTTGAGGATGAGCCGATGAGTAAGACTTCTCCTAATAGGAAACTAAAGATGGAGTGTTCTTACTGCGAGTTCAAGAAGGCATGTTGGCCTGACTTGAAAATGTACCCATACAGTCACGGCCCTGTCTATCTCACCAAGGTAGTCACTGAGCCTAAAGTGGAGGAGGTTAAAGACTTTACATGACCGTTATTGATCTAAGTAAGTATTCTAAAAGAAAGAGGGCTATTCAAGCTGGCTATAGGTCTGGTTTAGAGGAAGACATCTCTAAAGAGTTAACAGAGAAAGGTATTGACTTCACTTATGAGAAGTTGAAAATAGAGTGGTTAGACTCTAAACTCAGAACCTACACACCTGACTTTTACCTACCTAATGGTATCATCATTGAGTCTAAGGGTAGGTTTACTTCTGATGATAGACGTAAACACAGAGAGGTGCAAGTACAGCATCCATTGCTCGATATACGTTTTGTATTCAGTAACTCTAGGGCTAAGTTATACAAGAACGCCAAGAGCAACTACGGAGATTGGTGTGACAGATATGGCTTTCAGTATGCAAACAAGTCGATTCCTCAAGAGTGGATAGACGAGAAAGGTAATGAAAATGGGTAAGGTAGCAGTTATATATACTTGCGCTCATGCAAGTCCAGATGCAAGCAATGATAGGTTTAATTGGCTAGGTAAGTTCTTATACGACATCAAACCTAATTATGTCATTGATTTAGGTGACGGTGCCGATATGAAGTCACTTAATAGCTACGACACACGTAAGCCAGAGTCAATAGTCAGTCAGTCCTACGAAGCTGACATAGATACTTACAACGATAGTCAAGAACGCTTACGCCATTACTTTAGACTTCACAAACGTAAGAAGCCTAAATGGTACGGCTTTGAGGGCAACCATGAGCATCGGATAACAACTGCTCTAGAACATGATCCAAGATTGGAGGGTACTAAATATGGAATTAGCTTTAATCATCTCAACACTGAAAAGTGGTTTGACGAGTACCATCAGTACGAGTATGGTGCTCCTAGGATACATAATTACGATGGTGTGGACTACGCTCATTTCGTTGGTGCTGGTAACTTTGGTCGTGCCATTAGCGGTACTCATCATGCTTACGGTCTTATTCAGAACCGTTATAGGTCTTGTACTGTTGGTCACTCCCACAAGCGTGATATGTACTTTAAGGATGGTGTGGGTACACGGGGTGCTATCGGCTTGGTCGCAGGGTGTTATAAAGGAGCTAAGGAGACATGGGCTGGACAAGCTAATATGGATTGGTGGAAGGGCGTTGTAGTTAAGCGGCAGATTGAAGATGGTTACTACGAGCCAGAGTT